GATAGCCGAACCCCACGCTGCGAAGCGTCGGTTTCCCCGGTCCCGTTCGCGGGACCGTAACCAAGATGGAACATTCAAATGGCTAATACCGTTCTTACGGATACCAAAGTCACGCGAAAGGCTTTGTCTATCCTTCATCAAAAGCTGAATTTCATCGGCACGATCAACCGTCAATACGATGACAGCTTCGCCAAGCAGGGTGCCAAGATCGGCACCACGCTGAAAATCCGCGAACCGAACGAATACACCGTCCGCACGGGCGCGACTATTGACGTTCAGGACACGACCGAGGCGAGCCAGACGCTCACTGTCGCAACGCAGAAGGGTGTGGATATTCACTTCACCTCTGTCGAGATGACGATGAGCATGGACGACTTTGCCGACCGCGTGCTTGAACCTGCGATGGCGCGTCTTGCCGCAAACATCGAATACGATGTGATGAGCAACGTCTATAAGGATGTTTATCAGGCGATCTGGACCCCAGGTTCTGCGCTTGCCTACAATGACGTGCTCGAAGGCGCGGTGCTGATGGACCGTAGCCTTGCCCCGACCGGCAAGCGTTACGCCAACCTCAACCCGCAGGACAAGGTGGACCTGATCCAGGATCAGAAAACCCTGTTCAACGCGCAGTCGGAACTCAGCAAGCAGTTCGTAGAAGGCTACATCGGCCGCGAGGCCGGGTTTGACTTCCTCATGAACACGATGTGGCCCGGCCACACCTGTGGTTCTGAAAACGGCTCCTACGTGGTCAACACCTCGACCGGGATCACCTCGGGCACGGCGACGATTCCGACCACTGGCGGCTCCGGCACGCCGGCGGTAGGCGATGTGTTCACGGTTGAAGGCGTCACCTCGGTGCATCCTGAAACCAAGGTATCGACCGGCGTGTTGCAGCAGTTCGTTGTGACCTCGGCGGTTTCCGGCACTGGCGCATGGGCTGTTTCGCCAACCCCGATCACATCGGGCGCGAAGCAGAACATCTCGATTGCATCGGCTGGCGCGAACAAGGCCGTTGTGGTTGCTGGCACGGCGTCGGGGACGGATACGACCTCGCTGCTGTATCACAAGGATGCGTTCACCTTCGTTTCGGCTGACCTTGACGTTCCCAACGGGACGCACATGGCGCGCCGCGAGGTTTATGATGGCATTTCGCTGCGCTTTGTCAGCGATTACGACATCATCAACGACCGCTTCCTTGGCCGTTTCGACATCCTCTACGGATACAAGACACTTCGCCCGCAGTGGGCAACACGTCTCCACTTCAACTGATAGCCACGAAAGGATAATATCATGGCTGCAACTTATGTAGGCACGGGCGATCCTGACGGCTCGATCTTCGGGCGCAGCGGGGAAAGCATCAGCTTTTTCGGCGGCACCGTGACGACCCGCCCTTCGGTGACGTGGCCGAACACCGGCACTGCCACCACGACCCTGAACGAGACGAAGTGCAACCGCCTGATGGCGGCGCTCGTCGCGCTCAACCTCATTGTAACCACATAGTCTGTGGGTAGATGAGTTGAAGATTAGAGCGCGAAGTTCTAGGATTCCGGAATGAAAATAACGGCTCCTGAGCTTCGCGCTCTTTTCAACTACAACCCCGAAACGGGGGTGTTTACACGGCTTTTCGCCACGCACGGCAAAGGCGGCGCGAAACCAGTCGGATCAGTGGCGGGTTTTGCAGCCCCAGACGGACGTTTTTATGTCGATATAAAAGGCAAGCGTTATTACGCGCATCGTCTGGCGTGGCTCTATATGACTGGCGACTGGCCAGATGAAGTAGACCACAAGAATTGTGACCCGCTTGACAATCGATGGAGCAACCTCCGCCTCGCCACGCGGTCTCAGAACAACGCCAACGTGCCAATGAAGCGTCACAACACATCGGGTTTTAAGGGCGTATCTTGGAACAAGGGGCGCAGCCTCTGGAAAGCGCAAATATGCGTCAACAGGAAGCGTTTTGATCTCGGCCATTACCCAACACCGCAACAAGCTTCGGAAGCCTACAAACAGGCGGCACTGCGGCACTTCGGGGAGTTTGCAAACATATGAGTGCCCACTATTTCGACGATGGCGCGCCCTGCGAAGGCAAGAAGGTGCTTCTGGCTTGTCCGTCATACGACAACCCAGATGTGTCTTTTACCTTTGCGCTGGCCCAGTCGCGCGAGGCGCTGCACCAGGCTGGAATCGGCACGGCTCTTTTGATCCTGCATGGCAACTGCCACGTTGATGATGGGCGCAATTCGATTGTGCGGGACTTCATGGAAAGCGACTGCACCGATCTGGTTTTTCTCGATGCAGATGTGACATGGGAACCGGACGCGCTGGTAGCCCTGTGTGAGCGCAACGAGGATATTGTCGGCGGTGTCTATCCCTATCGCCGCGAGGGCGGGGATAACATGCCCGTCCGGCTTATGGACGGGGGAGAGGTTCGCGACGGGCTGCGTGAAGTCGAAGGCTTACCGACCGGGTTCATGAAGATCAGGCGGCACGTTCTGGAGAAAATGGGCAAGGACCGCCCTTGGTATTTCGACAAGATATACCCTACAATGCTGATGTTCAACCGCAGCGAACCGGACGAGCATCACACACGCTGGGGCGGTGATCTGGACTTCTGCAAACGCTGGCGCGAGATGGGCGGCAAGCTCTACGCGGTCGAGGATTTGCGGCTTGGCCATGTCGCCAAGGTGATCGTTTACGACAGCCTTGCCGCGCACTTGCGCAGGCTGGCCGGGACGACGCTGGCTGATTTGGCGCACAAGTTCCGCGACGGCACCGAGACGGTTGACGATTACAACGAGATCTTTCGCTACGGCGGCAACAATTACGCAGCCGACCCAGGCACGCTGGCGCTTGTCACGGGCATTGCGCGCAAATGCGCCGGGCCGATTATCGAAACGGGTTCGGGGCTTTCGTCGGTGCTTATGGGACTGGCGACGGGGCAAACGGTCTGGTCGCTTGAGCACGAACAGCAATATGCGGCGCAGACGTTGCGCTGGTGCGGTGAGGCCGGGGTTCGCAATGTCGGGGTGTGTCACGCGCCGTTGCGCGACTTTTGGTATGACATCGACGCTTTCGACCTGCCTGAAAAGTTTGCTTTCGGGTTTTGCGACGGCCCGCCGCGCATGTTTGGCACGCGATTGAAGTTTTTCGAGCGGATTGCGCCGCGCTGCACACTGGTGCTGGTCGACGACATCAAGACCGACATCAATTTTTCCAACAAGGTGCGGGAATGGGCCGAGGTAAATGGCCGGACGTTCTCGATCCTTGGCCGCTGCTCGCTGATCCAGAAAGCTGATGCGATAGTGCTCAAGGAAGCTGCCTGATGGTCACTTTCACGACCCAGAAAACGCGCATCGCGACTGAAATGACGCGCGCCGATCTGGCAGCAAGCGGTGCATTGGAAACCGTGCTTGAGCAGCATTACCAAGACGCGGTGGAATTTTACGCGAACGAGAAATTCTGGTTCAATTCGATCCTGACGACCGCGACAACCAGCGCGGGTGTGGCGACGATCAATGTTCCCGCGACGGTGCAGACGGTCGAGCGCCTGACGATCCCCGCTTATGACCTGACAATTCAGGAGCGGGGGCTTTCGGAACTGCCGGACTACAGCACCGAAGGCATTCCAGAGTATTATGCCTATCTCAACGATACGCTGCGGTTCTGGCCGATTCCTGACGCGACTTACACGCTGAATGTTTACGGCGTGGCCTATGTCGCCGCGCCGACAAGTGGTTCGGATGACAACATCTGGACAAACCAGGCGGCGGCGCTGATCCGGGCGCATACAAAGATGACGCTTTTCCGCAGTGTGTTTCGTGATGCTGACGGCACTCAGCTTGCGCTTGCCGAGGCGCAGGACGCCTACAAGGCGCTCAAGCAGGAGACGGCGCGTCGCTTGAAGCATCCGCTTCGTTCCGAGCGCGGCTCGGGCGGATTCAACATCAATACGGGCAACTAAGCCGCGTCGCGAGACGCTGCATTCTCAAGGATAGACGAAATGAGCGACGAGGCATTCGCCCCGAACGAGAGCAATATCGTTGGGTTTACCGAGGTGCTGCGATTCAGGATGCCCAATGACGGCAATCTGAAAGCCGCGATCATTGGCACAGCATCCAGCGGCGTGATCGAATTTACGATTGGCGAAGGCATCTGATGGCCTTCCGCCTGCCCGCCGCTGGGCTTCCCAACTGGCGGGACATGGACACGCAGATCAACCGGGCGATTGAGGCTTCAGTCCCGATTGAGGTTGAGACACTAACGGCGAGCAATTCCATATCGCCTTATTCCGGCCTCGTGCTGGTCAATACGACAAGCGGTTCGGTGACGGTAACGCTTCCGGCGGCGGCTGACTGCAAGGGCCGGGTTTACCAGTTCAAGAAAACAGTCGCGGCAAACACGGTAACGCTTGATCCGGCAGGTTCGGAGACAATCGACGGCGCGGCAACGCTGGCATGGACTACGCGCTACCAGTCATACACGTTATGCTCTGACGGCTCTGGGTGGCATATCATATGACCTATAATCCGGGGGCTGGCACCGGGACGCTCGGGCAATATCTGGCTTCGGACGGAAGCAGCGCAAACCCTTCGTGGGGCTATGGCGCGGTCGTGCACGCCTCGAAAAGTAGCGGCGCGACCACGACAGGCGCGAATACAACCCCGGTTTCGGTATCGGGCGCTGTGTTCACTTACGCGGCTTCAGCAACTTATCGCATCTGGGTGATGGGCAGGATCAATTCGACGGCTGACACGACCGGCGTAGGAATACAGTTTGATCTATCTTCGGCGGTCACGGCGATTGACGTTCAATCGTTCCACCAACTTGCGGCAACCGGGACGCTGACGGGCGGTCATTCAATCGCGGACGACACTTCGGCGGGCGTTTCAAGCGGCGTTCCGATTGGGCCTCTGGATGTTCCGATAACGGTGTTCGCACTGCTCGTGACTGGCGCGAACACCGGCACATGCCAACTTCGCCTTCGCTCCGAAACAACGGCAGTCACCGAACTAATGGCCGGGACCGTCATGGTGGTGGAAAGAGTAGCCTAGATGACCTCAACCTACACATCGCCGCTCGGCGTCGAAAAGCCGGGCCTGGCGGACTATTTCAATTCGTGGCACACGCCCGCAAACCTTAGCTATGATCTGCTTGCCGATGCGATTGCAGGCGTCACCGCGCTTACGCTGACCGGCGATACAACGCTGACGATCACCAACGGCGCGGACGATAGCGGGCGGGCACATGTCCTGAACATCACGTCAAGCGACCAGCACGACCGGGTGATTACAGTTCCGGCAGTCTCGAAAACCTATGTCGTGCGCAACGCCTCAAGCTACCGCGTGAACATCAAGCCCGCTGCGGGGACGGCAACCGAGATATTGCCCGGCACCTCGGCGCATATCCTCGTAACCAGCACAAACTGCTATCGCATCGCGACAAGCGGATGGGGGTTGTTCACTAGCGTTGCTACGACTTCGGGCGCGACGGCCACAGTCACCCTCACAACGCTCGCGCAGCATTTTAGCGACATTCTGCTGGTTTTTTCCGGCGTTTCGAGCACAGACCTTCGCTATGCCTTGCGCACAGACGCGGCATCTTCGTCGGGGAATATCACAGCTTACACCGGCGCGGCGAACCATCGCGGCGGGCTTCGGATTAATAATTACAGGGCGGATACTGGTTT